GATCTTCTAGCCTGAGGCGAACTGGATGAAGCCGTGGCCCCTCTCGCCCTGGTCCTTGTGCTTCAGGAGAGCGGCGTGGATACCTAGGCGATCTGCGTCCTCGGCCGAGGTACCGTCCTTGCGCTTCCGACCACGACCCTCGAGGATCATGGCGTGGATGGATGCGGCGACGTCCTCCTTGGTGAGACGATTGACTGCTTTCTCCACTCCAGCTCTCCTACGCTCTAGTTTCCTGTCTATGCGCTGACCATACGTATCTCCTCCAGAACCAGGAATTTCGTCATCCTCGTCCCAGAGTTCTTCGGATTTACGCCCTAGATGTTCTATGCTCGCAGTACCCTTCTTGACGTAACTACCCAAAGTCTTCTTTGAGATCTCGGATAGGGGTTCGACGTCCTCCTTGGTGAGGCGATTCATGGCTCTTTCGATTCCTTTCTTGCGCTTTACCCCAGTCTCTACGGAATCCCAGTATGCATTGTCGGTGTCTTCGTCACCGGTGAACGGTTCATTTTCACCCATGCCCTTCTCGGCTTCAAGTGCGGAGGCATGAGCTTTCCTGAGGTAGGTGCCAAGGGTCTTCTTCGAGATCTCGTGAAGCTTAGTGGATTCTTTGACAGTACTCATCTGTACTACTCCATTGAGTTGGTAGGAGCGCCGGCGGAAGACGTCAGTCCCCCAGGCCTGCGCTTGAAGTTGATGGTCGTCTTCTCGGTGTTCTGGAAGGAGGTACCGCCGTTCTGTGGAGGCGGTGGAGGAGTCGGATCCTTCACCGTCTGGGTGCCGTCTGGGTTCTTCTGCTGGAAGGCCCTGGAGGTGACGGGACCGGCGAAGGCCTCGACCTTCATGGAGTCGATCGGCGGGTTGATCTCGACCTTCTCGAGCGGTTCACCGGTCATGGTGAGCCCGTCGGGGGAGATGCCCTTGGCCGCATTGAGTATCGCCTGGACGACGGCGACGAGGCTCTGGGGTTTCTTGGGCTGCTTCGCCCCGGGCTTCTTCTTGTCTGACTTCGGGTCCGGTTTCTTCCCGTCCCTCTTGCCGGAAGACTTCTTCTCCGGTGGCTTGGAATCGGACTTCTTCTCGGGAGCCTTGCCGCCCTCGAGCTCGTCCTTCTTACGATCCTTGTTCGTTTCGTTTTCCTTGGCCGCCATGGGCCTATTTATAGGATCGGTTTCAACCGGAACGAATAGGTATGGAGGTTCTCGACCAGGACTGGGTTGGTCACGGGGATCGCGCTCTTGATGGCCTGAAGGACGTCAGGCCTGTCGTCGTAGACGTGGACGTCTTTGAACATGACGCCTCTCTCGGCCGAGATCCTGAGGTAGGCCTTGAGGAAGGCCGGCTTTGCGACACACGGGTTTCCGTGTATGCCTCCAGATGCGTAGTACCTGTGGTTGGGGATCGTGAGCCCGTGGCGGCTCAGGAACTGGGGGACGACCTCATCCCCCGGAATATGCTTTCGGGCTGTCAGGACTATCGACCTGTATCGATCCGGATACAGGGATCTGTCCTTGGCGAAATCAAAGAAGGGGAGCAGGTCGGTGTTGTGCTCAAAGAGAGCGGGGTCTTCGTACTCGACGTAGTCGAAGGACTCACCGTCCTTCAGACTATACTCTCGATACTCAAGGGCGGTCTGGAACCTGCGGGAAGTTCCATCGGAACGACTGAGACGGACTCGAGCTGAGTTGTGGACGAGGGTGTCGTCCAGGTCATAGACACAGAGGATCATGACCCATTTATGCAGAAAAGGGCAGCCCCTCACGGGACCACCCTTTTCCTCCGGACTCCCACCCAGTTCTTATGCGGCGACAGGCTTCGGTCCGTTACTCACCCGCTGTTTCTTCTCGCGCGGCAAGCCGCTGTGCTCAGACAGCGGCGGAGCCGAGTCCTTCCAGGATGCGAAGCGCTGGAGGCGGTCACGCGAGTCGCCTTCGCCGTACCGGTTGACCATCGTCTCGATCTTGGCCCAGTCCGGATCGGTGTAGCGCTTCTGTTCGATCGAGGAGTACGGCATGCCACGAAGGAACCCGAAGGCGAGATAGGTCGCCCTGGCTTCCGGTTGGACGACGTCCTTACGATGCCGATAGAGGCTCTCGCGCTTGGCTCCCAGGAGAGGGACGTAGCGGGCGGCCTTGGCCAGCCGCCTCTCGTACCTGCGGATGATCCTGGCTTCCTGGGCCAGGGTGAACCCCTTGATGCGGAGTTCGAGTGAAGTGTAAGCCCCACGTTTTCCCAGGTCCTGGGTCGCGTGAGGCGTGGCTTGGCGTTCTTTGTCGTTGGTTGAATCTGTCATTGGTTGCTCTTTCCTGTTTTTTCGTTGGTTCACTCACAGTCCATTGTCAGAGAACAGGAGGAGCTCGGGGGAGCTAGAAGTGGTCGTGGGTCATCATGGTTCATTCTCCTTAGTTGTTGGCGCCGAGTACGGGATTCGAACCCGTAGTTTCCGATTTAGAGTCAGACGTGTTTACCGTTGACACCAACCCGGCCACCAATATATATGCTTTCCTGAAGGTCTGTACACAGGCCCACCCGACTAAAAAGACCACGCCGTAGGCGAGGGTGCACAGGAAAGCCAGGACGTATACGGCCCCAAAAGCAAGGGCAATGAACAACATTGCGTTGACGAGGGCGATGATTCCCGCTTTCAGCAGGAAATATAAGATGATCAACAGGTTCTGGATGCCCATCACACGTGCCTGTCTTTCTTGAAGTCGTACCCATAGTTATGCTTCAGCTTGGCGATCTTGTCGCGCTCGGCTTTGGCGATACGTTTCTTGGATAGGATTTTCCGTTTGATCAGGATTCGGACCATGACGTTCAGGTCTCCGATCTCCTGCTCGATGTTCTGGATCGTGTTCTTGCCGTTCCGGGGATTGACGTCATGGGGAGGGGAGAAACGGTAGTACTTACCGACGGCCTGGATGATCTCTGACGCCTCCTCGAAGAGGTTGTCCATGGGATCACCCATCTCGGTGCCGTACTTGCCGAGACGGACGACGGCCGCTTTCCTAGGTTTCCTTTTTTCCTTCGCCATAGCCCTTCCCTTTTCCAAGGATCCCGAAATATCTTGCCGTAAGAGGATTGTACACCCTCTTTTCGGCCATGAAGGAATGCGCCCAGTCCTGGGTGTAGTCACAGGCAGGACAGACCCAGCCATCATGGGTTGCAACGAGGTAGTCGGGGTGGAGGATGTGGTCCGACCGGCCGTGGTTGATGCAAGTGAACGGGTGCATCGGGGATGCCGCCCATCCACCTTCTCCCCTCTGGTACTCCATGAGGTTCTTGATCTGCTCGTCCGTGAACGGCGCCTTTATCATGACTTCCTCCGGCTTCACGCGTTTCCATAAGGGTCGTTGTGGTCAACCTCTGGCATCCCTGAATTTTTCTGATCATTCAGAGCCGAGACCTGGATCTCCAGCGCCGAGATGAGTTCATCGATCGGACGGTCGTGGTATTCAGCCAGCAGGTCACCGAGGGCGTCTTCGAATGTTGGGCGCATGTACGTTCTCCAAAAATGGCGTCCTCGGCAGGATTCGAACCTGCGACACTCGGTTTAGGAAACCGATACTCTATCCAACTGAGCTACGAGGACTGATGTCGTATCTATCGTTTCATGAGCAGATCAGCCAGGGCATCCTGACGACCCCAGGCTTCTACTTCCCAAGGAGCCTTGAGGTACAGGTCGTTGGTGATGATCTCGAGAGGTTGGATCGTACCCTCCCAGAAGAACCTGAAGTCCTCACCGACGACTTCCTGACGAAGACGTTTCGTGTGGTACTGCTCCGCATGGACGAACTCATGCGATAGGAGAAGGGTGAGGGCTCTGTATGGATTATTGTGGATCATGCCGAGGCGGCGAGGATCGATGACGCACATCTTGGCGTCGAACATGTAGTAGGCTACGGACGTCTCATCGGAAATCTTGTCGAGAACGACGACCGTCGTCTCTGGTACGTCCAGCTCCTGTCGGAGGATACTGACGCCGGCTTCGACTATGGGACCGTAGTTCTTGAACTTTGAGAGTGGAGTATGGTGGAAACTTCCACCGATAAACGTGCGGCACGCAAGCTCGCGCACCTTGCATCTCTGCATCATCAGCCCCTTCAAAAGCACGAACCCCTGTGTAACACACCCAGGGGTGCGAGTACACAGGGGTTCGACTTTTCCGTGCGGGCCGGGGGAGGTCTCGCACAGGAAGCCGGAACCGTCTTTTTGGAAGGGGCAGCACGGTTCCGGAAAAATGAGAAGCTATGCTACCAACTGCTCTGGTTCGACGACCTTGGCTTCACCCATGACCGCCGCGTCGCCGCCCAGCGCGGCTTTGCCGGTGACGACGACCTTGCCGCCTATCCTTGCGCGGCCGAACACTCGGGCTTTGTCCCGTACCTGTGCCGATCCGGTCACGACGGCGTCATCGTATGACTTGCCATCGTCGAATATCCAGGCAGACCCTCGCTGGTCGAGGTTCTTCTCGGTCTCGACGTATCCGCCGAGGTCGCCTGCCTTCACACCCGGGAAGCTACGAAGGGCGCGGATGCGCCGGAGCTTCGTTCCGTAGAAGGCCTTCGGCTCTCCGACGAGCTCGAATTTCTTGGACACCTTGAAGTGGGTCCTGTATGGCTTACGCGTACTCATGGTGTTGTGACTCTCTACTCGAGGGCAAAGCCCTGCGTTTCAGGAGACATATACCTCCTTCCCGCGGACTTGTACACCCCTGAGAATCAGTCCATGGGTCCTGATGGTAAACCCTTGGTTACTCTAGGTTTTGAGGTTCCCGCCGTTGACCGGGGAATGGTAGCACGGTATTACGGAGCCGTACACAGCTTCAGGTGTTTGAGGTACCGCTTGTAGAGGCCTTCCTCTCGGCCGTAGGCGTCTATCTCCCACGGGGAGTCCCAGTACTCGTCGGCCATGGTCCGGAAGTCCACCTCGGAGTCGTCAGCGTAGTACCTGTCCTTCCAGCGAACCTTCCCGTTGTTCCTGACGTACTGGTCCAGTTCGCCCCTGGCGTACTGCTTGACGTGGACCATCTCATGGGCGAGGGTCCTGAGGAGCTTAGATCTGGGTAGGGAACGCTTTAGCTGGATTCCGAATTTCTTCGGACGGACACCGTCGACCAGGGATTCACAGGTCCCGGCGTATCCTCCCTCGAGTTCCTCGAGGAACTGGACCTTGATCGTCAGTGTCTTGGAGAGCCTCTTGGTCATGAGGCGGGATGCGAAGAATTCCAGAGAATTTCGGACCTCGTCGATCTTGGATTGCTTCCTCAGACCGCTGACGAGAACCTTCAATCCGCCCTCCCCTAGAACTGGAACTTTGAGCCCTCTATCACCCCACCTCCGGTGCCGGATTGTGGCCTGGATGTGGGGGTAGGAGCCTTGTATTTATCTCCCCCGTCCTGTACGTCGAGGTCGTAGAACTTCATCCTGGAACGATCCATCCCGATGGTGAAACGCTTGTTCCTGGAGACGTCGTCGTACCTGTTCTTCAATTGTTTCACCATGATCTGCCTCATCTCCTCCAGCTCCTCGTTGGAGATGAGGGCCAGCATCAGGTCGGCGGTCGCCGGGAGACCCCAGGACTCAGAGGTGTTGTCCAGGTCCAGGTCTGAGTTCCCAAAACCTTCTCGATTCGACTGGGTGGCGGTGATGACGGGAACGTCGAACTCCACTGCCAGGGCTCTGATCTCTTCGGCGACGGACTTGATGTAGACGTAGGTGTTTACCGATCCTCCCATCTTCATCCTGGCGGAAGTGAAGAGGTTGAGGTAGTCGACGTAGATGACGTCTGGAATGAACTTCTTCTTGACCCTCAGTTCCTGGATGAGGTGACGGATGTGGCCGGAGTGGACTGACGCCGGCGGGAATTCCTTGACTACGAGGTTGCCCTTCGTCTTGGCGTGAACGGCTGAGACCTTCTTCTGGAAATCCTCACGCGACAAGGCACGCAGTTCCTCGGTCGTGATGCCGAGGAGGTTGGCGTCGATGCGCTCCGAGATTTTCTCTTCCTGCATCTCACCTGAGATGTAGAGGACGTTCTTTCCAGACATCAAGTTGAACGCGGCGAGGTGGCACATGAACATCGTCTTGCCGACGCCGGTAGAAGCCAGGAGAACCGTGAGGGTCTTCTTGAGTAGTCCACCTCTGGTGATGCGGTTCAGCATCCTCAGGTCGAATGGGATACGGGTTTCCTGGACGTGGTAGAAATCGAAACGACGATCTGCATCGGCGAAGTAGTCGTGACCGATAGCCACTTCAAACGACACAGAGAGGGCATCGGTGAGAAGCTGAGGCAACACATCCGGAGTTCGATGGTCCTTTGGGTCCTTGCCTTCCAGGATCTTGATGCTCTCCGAGATGGCGTTGGTGAGGGCCTTGAACCTGCAGAACTTCTCGGTCTCGTCGATGAGCCATCGCTGGTCGGTTGCCTTCTCGATCTCCAGACTCTCTGTAAGATCGAGGGCTCCCGTGAACAGGGCTTCATCCATGCCGTTCTCTCCGGCAAGGATCGACGCCAGGCTTTCCTTCGTTGGGAAGGCGTTGTAGCGCTTGACGTGTCGCTCGATGAGTTCATATACCTTGCGCTCCACCCTGTCTGAGAAGTACTCAGGCTTGAGGAAGTGCACGATCTTTCGCCCATACTCCTCGTTCAGGAGCAGGTGTGATAGGATGAGTTTTTCCTGCAACTTATTCGTCCCCGATGGTTTCCATAGACCCGGCTTCGGAGAGGATCTCCCCGGTGCCGCTCACGGCGAACATGTTGGTGACAGCTTCTTGGAAAGAAGTATCCGTCAGGATGGGACGCCAGAAATCGATGGAGTCGGTCTCAGCTTTTGAGACGGCTTTGTCGCCAGCCCCGAGGTAGTAACCCGCCTTTGGTTTCGTGACGTGGCCGGTCTCGATCGCGACCTCCAGCAGTCCTGACCACGGAGAAACTCCCCCATCGAACCTGACCTCAATCGGGATCTTCGACTTCTCCCGTACGTACCTGCTCTTCTCCACGTTGATGATGAAGTTGTAGCCAGTCAGGTCCTTCTCCTTGTCCTGTTCCTGCTGGCGCCCGACGATGAAGATTGTGTCAGAAGAGTAGTAACCACCTGTTCCGCCGCCGACGATCTGGCGAGGGTGCATGGTCATCTCCTTGTAGGTGTGGTTGACCACCGACATCGGGATGTCCTTCAGTGTCAGGTGTGGGGTCACCATCCTGAAGAGGCTCTTGAACTGCTTCGCCCTGGTGAAGTCCGCCTTGTCCTCACCGGCGATGGCGTCGTTGACCTCCTTGCGGGAGGCCAAGTTTCCGATGGAGTCAATGCCGACGAATACCTTGTCTCCCCTGTCGAGGCCGTTGAGCTGGTTCATGACGTCGTGCTTGAGCTGCTCGACGTCCAGCAGAGGAGTCATCACGATCCTGGAGGTATCCATCCTCAGGCTCTTGAAGTAGGCCTCAGGGGAACCGAACTCGGAGACGTAGAAGAGGAACACCGAGTCAGGGTACTTCTTCATGTAGGTCTGCGCCTGGATGAGGGCGAAGAGAGTCTTGAAGTGCTTCGAGGGGCCGGCCCACATGGTGAGACCTGGGACGAAGCCACCGTCAAGCTTTGCTGAGAACGCCACGTTCAGCATCGGGATGACGGTCGTGATCATGTCCTTTTCCGTAAAGAGCTTGGACTCCTCCAGGAGGGAGGTATCGTCTATGGTTGTGTTCTTCAGCAGCTTCTTGACGAGATCGGTTGACATTGGTTCTCCTTGGCGGCCTATGTATCTCCGGTCACATGAAGGCGTCGAGCGACGCCTTCACTTCCGTGGTCCAGCCGATGCGATTGGTGATGAGGGTGATCGGCGAAACAAAGGACTTCTCGAACTGGGTATCGTAGTCGATGTACCCGTCGAGACCGAACTCCTTGGGCAGCACGGTCAGGACGGAGATGATGTTCTCCCTGAGGGGATTTGGTTCACGAAGGTAGCATACCTTGATCTTGTCGGAATCACGGATCGGATGGTACTTACCCTCGAGTCCTTTCTCAGCCAACATCCTGTTGAAGGCAATGGCACCACGGACGTGCATGGGACAACCTTTTACTGGAGTCATGGTCCTCGCATCCGTGTACTGAGACATTCCGTGGATACCCTGTGGCTTCCCTATCTCGTCCAAACGGAGGGTTCGGAACTCCTCCCTGAACCTATCGATGTGTTCGATGAGTTCCTTGTTGGTCCCCGACATGATAATGGACACGGCTTCCTTGAGGCGCTCTCGACAGATGGCAGGCGTTGAAGACTTGATCAGCTCTAGACCGGTGACCTTGAGCTTCGGCTTGTCGTATCGAATGCCTTCCTGGTCCCAAACATTCAGGACATACTTTTTCTTGGCGGTCCATACGCCACGCTCGGCGATGACTTCCCTCTTCATCTGGAGGAAAGGCTTCATGGCGTTGGTCTCGACGGCAACCCTGGCGAAGCACTTGTTGATCTGTGCCTCCAACCTGACTGAGCAGAAGTAGTCGATGGTGTCGATGACGGTCTTCATGGGGACCTTACCCATCGGCTTCACGAACTTGTCGAACACCCCTCCGAGACCGATGTAGTTGGAGTCGGTATCGATGGCGATGACGTAGTCCTTGTTACCGGTATCGAGCACCTTGTTGAGATAGGTGTTGACGTCCTGCTCTACCGTCTGGATGACGATCCGGCCGGTCTTGGTGATGGCCTCTGCGAACGCCAGCTTGTACCAGCGGAAATACTGGTTTCCCAGGGCGCCGTACAGGGAATTGAGCTGGACCTTCTTGGTGTTCTGCAGGTTGTGGTACCTGGAGATGGCGAACTCCAGTTCCCTGGACGGGTTGGCGGCGTTTGCCCTCTCGGCTTCCTTCATCTTGTTCTTGAAGACCTTTCGGTCAGCCAAGAACTTCTCGACGAGCTCTGGGAAAACTCCTGCCTTTGACCTGTCCCAGAGCGTAGAGTTCATGCAGAATGACAAGTTTTCGTCGCGCAGGCGTGCCTGGAGAACTTCGTCCTTGATGTGTGCTCCCTTGAGGAGCTCGGTCTTCTCGTCGAAGCTCCTGGGATAAAAACCTCGGAAGGTCTCCGGTGAGATATTGTGCTGGACGATGAGGGATGGGTACAGGGCGTTGACGTCGTAAGACGCCACCCACTCGTGCATACCCGGAAGGGGTTCCTTCACGAAGGCGCCCTCGAACTCACCGAACTTGTCGCCCTTCTTGAACATCGGGATGACGATGTTGCGTTCGATCAGGTAGTTGTGGACGATGACGTCCCACATCTTCACCGGACCGAACACCTGGTCGAGGTTGATCTTGGAGTCGTACGCCAGGGTGAAGGCCAGGTCGAGGAGGCCCAGCTTGGCATCGAGCTTGTCGACGAGCACGACGTCCTTGATGTTGTACGCCATGAACTTCTGGAAGTCGTGCTTGTACAGGCTGAAGAGGTCGTCGTGCTCTGAGTAGTCGAGTTTACCTTCCCCGATCTCCTGCTGGCAGACGTGATTGAGGGTGTAGGACTCCTGCGGCACCAACCGGAACTTCTTGTAGAGGCGCATGTAGTCCAGGACGGCGATGCCCGCCGGAGTGAACACCTGCACAGGCCGGTCGTTGACGACGACTTCCCTCTCGAAGAGGGTCTGCCACGGCGACAGCTTCTTGGCGTAGTCCTCCCCTAGGATCCTTTGGAGCCTGTTGACGAGGTACGGCATATCGAAGAACTCGATATACCAACCGGTAACGACGTCGAGGTTCTGTTCCTCCCAGAAGTGGAGGAAGCTCTGGAGCATCGTCGACTCATCTGAGTACTTCCAGTACGTGACGTTCGGGTTGTCAGTCCTGAACTCACCGCATCCGAAGGAGTAGCAGTGGCCCCGTATCGAGAGGGTGATGGCCGTGACGGCCTTTTCTGCCTTTCGGATGTCAGGGAACCCGTCGTCGGACTCCACCTCGATGTCGATGGTTCCGATGTTGAGTTGGTTCCTGTCATAGACCACTTCGCCCTGGAAAGCGTCGTTGAGGAAGCAGTAGACGAAGTCGTCCATGCCGTAGACCTCGAACCCCTCCACGTCCTCGAACTCCTTCAAGAACTGCTTGGCTTCCCACATCCCATCGAAGTCCTTCTTCCGGACCGGCTTACCGTAGATAGTGTGGTACTCTGCATCTGGCTCGTCTGTGGGGAGGAACAGGTACGGCGCGTACTTCACCTTCCTCTGGAAGCGCTTCCCGTCCTCCACGAAACGGACATAGACGTTGTCGCCACGAGCGAACGCGGAGGTGTAGAATCTCATGTGTACCTGTGGGTGGGTTCGGCCTATGTATGCGTCGATGCGCGAGACCGCTGTTTACTTTTTTCGGAAACGAGAATAGGATGGGGGAGAATCAAGGAAGGGAATACCGCCATGACGAACATTTTTGACCAGATTGACGCCAAGGCTTACGAGAACAAGCTACCGTACTCCCCTCGGTCTAAGGACCGAGCTGTATGGGAGGCCTACAAGGCCGAAAACGACCGTCTATACGACCAGTTCAAGAAGGACCTGTTCGAATTCCATGGAGTCATCAGCTTCCCTAAGAAGGTCCTCGATAAGGCCTTCAGCATCGCCTGGGACAGTGGCCATTCTTCTGGGTGGAACGAGATCGCCCTCTATTTCAACGATCTTGCCGACCTCATCAAACTCGCCGCCGAGAAGTAAGATGCAGCCTCTCCAGAAAGCCACTTCGTTCAAGCCGCTCTCTCATGAGCTCATCAAGGTGACCATGGAACAATACGGTCTCGACGAGGCCGGCGCCATCCAGTGGATTGATGAAGATCAGGCGAATGTCGAGGTCTGGATCAACGAAACCTACCAGGTCGAGGTCCGCAGGAACCCTACCGGCTGGACCCAGTTGAACATCAGGCGCAGGGACGGTAACGTCATCTTCAGGGACTGGCGTGAGTTCCAGGACATCAAGAACCAACTCGTCGGCCCTGAGGTGGAAGCGATCGAGCTCTACCCAGCCGAATCTCGTCTCGTCGATACCTCGAACAAGTACCACCTCTGGTGCTTGCCTCCCGGACAGCGTATCCCGGTTGGATGGGAACACAAGGACGTCAAGGACGACGAGGGTCACAAGAAAGGCCTGCGTCAACGGCCGTTGCCGAAGTCGTGGAAGGAGAAGGTGTGATGGACGGCGACAAGATGGACTGGTCCATCGCTCGTTCGACGATCTACATCGGCGACCTCTATAGTGCCGAACAGATGTTCGACTACGACGGCTTGCCGCAGTCAGAGAGGGACCTGCAAAAAGCTTTAGACGATAGGAGCTACAGCCCTATCGAACCTGGCGCCGGTCAACGCCTTCGAGTGAGAGCTCGGCGGCGTGTTTATGGTGTCTTGAGAGATTTCTAACATCGACCTCTTTATGACATAGAACGCATGAAACCCGTGGAGCAACTTCTCCTCGTCTATGGGCAGTTCTCTTAGCTATCCATTCTGGATCTTGCTTTCTCCCCTTTCCTATGCCTCTGTTGGCAATACTGATGTTTCTTCGATGTTCATTAGATTTTGGTTTGCCTCTTGCAGACTGAGACATCTTCTGTTTCGTCGCGTCTGAGTGAGAAACATCAGAATTGATTGCTTCATATAGACGAGAGGAGATCCTCGAGTATCTCTCTTGGTATCCACGCTTAGCCTGACACATCATTCTGAATGCGAACGCAGTTTTTCGATTCCTGTAAGCTTTCCATAGGAGCCAATGTGCTAAGAAGTGTTGTCTTGCTGTCAGTGCTATGATATTCGAAGAATCATTGGAGCCACCCATCGATCTGGGATGGATGTGATGGCGTTCCAGATAACCTGTTGGAGGATGATTCCTGGAGTATTCTATTAACCAATAGTAACGATCAAGGTACCTTGGATGCTTTGGTTCTGGCAGCATCTCTTATTTATAAGGAGACACTTTCAAGGGAAAGTTCTGCATCCTTATTTTTCTGGATGTACAAATTAACCGCGCCCAATACTCCGCGGTTCCTCAATTCTTTGTACAGAAGGTTGGGGATAGCACGTTCCCCGGCTGCCCTCAGCCCTGCTCCGCGTTTGATCTGCAACCTGAGCTTTAGGTTCTTCAAGGCCTTCACGTTTCCAGGTTCGTTGACGAGCTCCCCGATCCTGCGGGAATAGTAGTCCACCTTCCTCTTCAGACCGGTGTCAGACCCATAGTCGATTGGGTCATGCGAGGGTCTCACGTGCCAGGTGTCGTCCTCAACCGAGTAGACACCCTGCTGCGTCGGGAATGGTTCATCAACTCCCTGGGCGTAGAGTTCCACCCCGTACCCCCTCACCCTGATGTCGGGGTGCTTGAATTCCCACACCACCTTCTTGTCGTGGAGGTAGTCGTCGATCAGGTCCTTCGGGCCCATCTTCTCCTTGTCGACCACGAGGTGGACATCGATGTCCGAGTGGTCGGAGTAGTTGAAGTTGGCGTTCCCGCCGGTCATGACGATGTCGTGGATGTCTTCGAGAGGGATATTCGCCGACTCGGCCCAGGTAAGGGCGATGTGCTTGAGCTTTTCCCTGACTTCCGGACGGAGATGGTCTCCATCCCAGATCTTTGGGTTGAGCTCGTCGTGGTACTGGAGGGTGAACGGTAGCGTGGCCATCCCATATTTATGGCTTCAGGAAAAGATCGTGGTCCACCTTACGGCGAGCCGTCAGGCCTGGGAGGGCAACGACCTTTCCCTTGACGTGGGCTTTGTCCCAGACCAGGATCTGGGACGCGGCGGCGGCGAAGTCACCCCGGTTCAGGTGGTCGAGCAGGGTCGAGTCCGCCAGGTCTCCCTTGACGCCGTCGTGGGCGCCGACCCCGATGTTGTAGGCGAGGTCGGTCAGGGCCGCCTGCTGGTTTACCGTTAGCTGGACGTGGATCAGCTTCATGAACTCGGCGTTGACGCGCATGGCCGAATGGAGCAGGTATTCCTCGGCTTGCGCCTCGGTGATCCTCGGATCTCCCTGGGCGACGGCGACACCGTTCGGGTAGCGAGTCGTTCCATATCCGATAGTCCATCGATTGGCGGGGCACAGGTATGGCTCTGGGCTGAACCCTTCCGCCTTCATGGTGATGGGCTTCATGACTGTGAACCAAAGGGGGAAGTCGGTCATTTTTTTCCTTTCGAGAACTTGTACTTTGAGACTAGTTGCCAATCCTGCTTATCACGATGCTGGATGATGAGGACGTCACCGGCCTTTGAGATAGGTTCATCTGGTTCAAACTCATCCAGGATCTTGACGAGACCCCATTCTTGGAGCATGGTTGCGATCAAGTTTCGACGCCCGATGTCCTCGTCGGAGAGCTCGGTTTCCTGTACACCGTCCAGAGCGAACATCTCCTTGAAGTGGACGATGGCGTACCGTCCTTTCTTGTGGAAGATGTGGCATGATTGATACAGGGTTTTCTTCTTTTTGGAACCCACGCCGACACGTGTCAGGGTCTCCTTGACCTTGAGGAAGTCGTTGGGGCTGGCCAGGGAAATCTCGATACCGTACCCGTCGAAGACGTCGTCGTTCACTTGCCCTCCATCTGGGCTTTAAGCCACTCTATGTCGGAGTCAAGCATCAGGGATGCGGCTATCGCTGCCTTCTCCCGTGATGTCCCGAACGTATTGGCAACGAAGGAGATCTTTTCGTCCTTTTCCTTCTTGAACCACCTCGAGAACCTCTTCCTGGGTTTAAGAGAACCCCGGAGGTACTCGAAGTGCCAGACCTTCGGCATGTCCCGGTAGATGTTCAGCTCGTTGGCGTAGAGGACGGTGTCAGGAAAATATGACATGGCCCTAGCCACCATGAAAGGGTCATAGGCCTTCTCTGCTGCCTGGACGTCATCAGAGTTACCGATCAGGTCCTCCTTAGAGGAACTGACCGCGTCCACGAAATCGAACAGTTTTGGGATGTCGCTCATAGGTTGATGACAACCATCAGGAAAGCACAGATGAGACCTGAGGCAGTGACGAAGAGGATTTTCTTCACGTTCCAACCAACTCGTTGGTTCCATCCCAAACGAACTCACCGTCGTGGCCTACTGGAAAATGGGCACCACATCCAACGCAGAAGGTGCCGCTGTAGAAGTATGGATCACGGGCATACGTTTCAGCCAGGGCATTTCCCATCGTGGTAACTGCCCCGCACTTCTTATGAACGTAGGAGTTCCTGACTGGCCTGACGAACCCCCTTTTTCGCTCATCTTCTGATAGAACGACGTACCCTTTCTGTTGACCATTGGGAAGGCGATCCTTGTGGTCAGAAGTTACAGGAGAACCGTCGGTGAGGGTGATTTTCGTCCTATCTACCGGAGGGATGTTCGACATGTTATTTCCAAGTAGAATCTGCCATCACCTCGGTGAGGGCAGCTGTGAGGTTAAGTTCTTGGTCTGCTACGAACGCAGCCTGATAGTCATATCTGGCTAGAGTGATGCCCAGCTGGGGGAGGCTCTCGTTCTCCATCTTCTCCTTGGCGACGTCGAAAAGACGACGGAATATACCCCGTGGGTCTGTGTCGGCGTTCTCTGCCACCCACTTCCTCATTGCTGTGTAGTTCTTCTCTTTCAGAGCAGCGACGAGTCCTGACATGGCCTCAGCTGTGTGGGAAAAGAAGATGCCTGAGTCGATCTTCCCCGTTGCGGCGTAGCGCTGGAGCTCGTTGAGCACCTTGCGCCAGTCGCCGACGTGCCTCTTGATCAGCTCGGCTACGACGTCCGGTTCATACTGGACGTTCTCTGCCTTCAGGATTGATACTACCCTCTTGAAGAAGGCTATGGCCATCTCCTGCTTCTCCTTGGGGTCGATGCGGAACTCGACGACGGAGAGTCGGGACCTGAGCGGCTCGAGGATTCTTTCCTTGTAGTTGCAGGTCAGGATGAAGCCACAGTTAGCCGAGAACTCATCCATGAAGTTGCGGAGAGCCGGCTGCGTCGACGACGGGTTCAGGTAGTCGGCCTCGTCGAGGATGACGTACTTCCTCCCACCGGTGAAAGATACGGTCGAAGCGAAGCTGGTGATCTCGTTTCGAAGCGTGTCGATGTTGCCGTTCAGCGACCCGTTTAGGACGTAGTAGTCACAGCCAAGCTCGTCGCAAAGGGCTTTGGCCACAGTCGTCTTGCCGATACCTGGACCCCCCGTGAAGAGGAAGTTCGGAAGCTTCCCCTGCTTGAGGAAATCCAGAAACACCTTCTTCGTCGTTGACGGGAGGACGCAGTCCTCCACCGTCCTCGGTCGATATTTTTCTGACCACAGGAACTGCTCTGCGATGGGGTTCATGATCAGAGCCTCGAGGGCTTAGCTTCCAGGGCGACCCAGTAGGTCAGGTTCGGGCTCTCGAACCTGCAGATGGCGTTATCATCCTTCTTGGCTAAACTCACGGTATAGTCGGCAGGAATCATCTTCAGGTTGGCAACCTTGAACACGGCCTTGAAGGTCTTGTCTGAGTCAGCAACCTCTGTGGAGAACTGGTCTGATGCCTCGTCCTTCGTGGAATCGAAGGCCTTGACCGTCACCGTTTTCCCGTCACCTACAAAGGCGACTTCTGGCATCTGGAGAACGGTTCCGGCCTTCAGGATTTTCTGAAGGACCTCGCCCTTCAAGGGGAAGGATACGATCGGTTCCGGTACGTTCAAGTCCTTCATGATGGTGGCGAAGGTCGTTGGATCGGCGTAGGTGTACCTGAGCTTCGTTCTACCAGCCTTGATGGAGAGGCTGGTGTCACCGAGAGTCACGTCCGGTTTGTCGAACAGGGAGATGACACCCAGGAAACGGGAGAGGTTGAAGATACCGAAGTCCTTCTCGAAGCTCTCCTCGAGGGTCGCCTTGGCGATGACGGCTTTGCCGGGAGCGATAGTCCTGACGACGTTGCCTTGCCTGAAGAGGAGGGACTCGTTGATGCCTGAGAAGTTCTTGAGGATAGAGATGGTCTTGTCGGAGAGATGCATTGCGACTTCCTTGTTCGTCGGATTATGTATTGTCGATACTAGGGGGCGTGTCGTAGTGCTTCAGGATGGTTTCGTATTGATTGAGCATCTTTCGATACCCAGAAAGTTTATCCTCCCCGTTCTTGATGGTTTGCTTTACATCAGCGATGGTATTTCTCACCTTCTCGACGATGGTTTTTCTCGAGAGTTCAGCGAGATTTTCCATAAATTTCTCTGGAGATTCTCTCCAGAGATCCTTAGCTTCTGGTCCAAGCCCCTCGATGAGTGACATGAAGGACCAGTCTAAGTCCAAAGGGTTTGCCATAGTCTACCTCTTGATTTTTGACGGATCGGCCGTCATTGATGCGCCGATGGAGGCGAGCGCTAGCATGGAACCACCGAAGTTATAGGAACCGACGTGTGTCAGCTGGATCCAGGGGCACAGCCACACCTTGAGACCTATGGCACGAGCGTCCTGGCAGAAACGATAGTCTTCGGACAGGTACCGACGGGTCGTCGGATCGATCACGCAGTCGAAGAAGGCATGGATCTCCCTGGAGCCATCGAATTCCGCTTGGCGGACGTGGTCTGGCTTGTAGGACCGCTCTGGATACGCATCCCTGAACTTCTCGAAGGCGGAACGACGGATCATCATGAACCCGGTACCTGACTCGAGGACCTCGTTCGGCTCGTTGAGGTTCATCATCCCGGTGTGGGCCGGGTTGAAGACGAAGTCACCGACGAAGTTCTCCAGAACACGGGGATCCTGGTCAGCAACCCCCTTGTCGACTGCCTGCTTGATCTTCTCCCATGAGATGGTCTTCTTGGGGTAGGTACCGCAGATGATGTCATACTCGGACTCCTCAGACTGGAGGGCCAGGAGGGTGAAGACAGCATCCGTGCTGAAACCGATGTCGGAGTCGATGAAGAGCAGGTTCGTGAAATCCGAACGCATGAACTCGTCTACGCAGTAGTTCCTAGCCCTGGTGATCAGGCTCTCGTTGAAGAGGTAGAAGAACCTGGTGTCGATGTTGTTTCTGACACATTGAGCCGAGAGGTCGTTGGTCGACTTACAGTAGACGCCGGCGCACTGGCCGCCATACATGGGAGTCGCGACGAAGAGCTTTCGTTCGGATAGCTCAGCAGCCGGGATTATTACCTGCACGTGTGTCCTGCCTTCCGTTCGATGGTCGTGATGAGGTTAAAGAAGAGTGGGATAAGCTCTTCCAGTGTCCCGTTGTTGTCGAGGACATAGTCAGCCATCCAAGGCTCTATCCCCATGCTGGATTTATCTTCCAGAGGAAGGCGCTCTGAGGCATCTACGAAGATAGAGACGTCGAATGCTCCCTCGTTGCGAAGGGCGTGGAATTCTCGGGAATTGCGAAGACCACAGTAGACGTCGTAGTCCTTGTAGATCTCACGTCCGAGACGAGCCTTGTCCGGGGTATTGTAGCCAGTGATGGCATTGTACCACTCAGCTCGATGGTTACCTCGATCCTGGAAGCAATCTTCGACGGAGTCGTAGTGGATACCCTTGGCTTTGAGGTAAGGCAGGACGACCCGTTCGGCTGCGGCCATGCTGGAACTGATGAACGTATAACCTCTCTCCATGAGGAGTTCTGCTACTGTGTCTTTCCCATGCCTTGCGTGTCCAACAACCATGATCTTCGGTAAAATCAAGCGAACGTCTCCAGTTTCGTTTCAGAATTTCTTCCCAGCCAGTAAGGATATGAACTGCGGGCAAGGTGCACGGACCTTGGTTTCTCCATGTGTTTGAAGTCAAGTTCCCCCTTCGAGTTAGTCAAGTAGTTCGTCCAGTGGACGATCTTCACTCGATCGCTCTTGAGGCTGTCCAGAGTATCTATGAACAGAGATCGACGGCCGTTACGCTCTTCCCATGAACCGTAGAACGGTGTTCCTTTGTACCAACCGGTTTTCGGAACAACCCTGCTCTCGTTCTCTATGGGTAGAGGTTCATAGATCGAGACACCTTTTTTCGTGAGGTTGGCAACTATCTCTGCCTGAAGCACGTACTCCTTGGCGAGACGGATGGTTTCTTCACTGTCATATCGGCAGAGATGGTGACGAATGTCTATGTTGCCGAAGTAGAACTCGACGTGCTCAGGGGAACCTTGGTCGATGGGCCAGAAATTGATGAGACCGTGATCGAGGGCGCCATGGAGAGTCTTGAACGGAATTGAGTTAACGGCGTTGCCAGGCCTGTACAGGCAGATGGCATGGCTGTCACCAATAGAACTTTTTGCTGTCGGGCCTGGGACCCTCTCCCAGACCTGTGCATTCTGTTGCAGGAAGTCGAGTTGATTCCAGTCCACCTGGTGCCATTTTTCAACCTGGTCTTGGCTTTTCGACTTCATAAGCCGTTCCTCGAAGAGGCCACGGTAGTTAGGATGCTTGATGGCTAGAGAGAAAATTTTCTCTGGTTTCAGGCGAGAAAAGAAGGTTATCGACTTGAATGCCGTCTGGTCGTCGAGGCCACCGAAGAGGTTGAGGGAACCACCCCAGTCATTTCCTTGGTAGGTATAGACGACCTGGTACTCTGATGGGTCAAGGTCATGACCGGAATACGCTACTTCAACCGGATGGTCGGTGTGGCGTTCGATCTGGTCGGCATATATCTCAGCCTGGGCTCCTCTGTGGGAGGTCGCTCTTGGGGAGATGGGTGTGACCGGGCTGACTAGGAGTTGTTTCATTGCGATGCACCGAAGTCGTGATGGTATCGGCTATATATCGTCAGCTCGGAGGGGGCTGTGTACTTAATTCCCGAGAGGGGATATATCTTACGTGACTCGGGGATACTCCCCGCTTTTGATAATGGAGAAAATGAACTATGGCGAAGGCAAAGAAAGCCAACATCCAGATGGCGTTGACGATCGCTCAGGCGCTCGGCAACCTCAAGCACCGTCCGACCCCGACCAACGCGAAGGTGGTCGCTCTGGCGGCCCGTTCGCCGAAGGTGTTGGAGAAGAACTACAAGCGCGCCGTGACGGCCATCGAGTCGGCCGACGGCAATGAGTACAACTTCACTCTGCGGTCGTAACGTGACCGGCTTGGCGTGGGCCGTGGCATAGCTGCGGCCCACGTTCTTCTACCAGTTCCGACGGGAATCGATCCTATCCGGCAGTGTCTCGTCCTGAAGAACGGGCTCCTTTCCGACATTCCACATGAGGACGTCGGCGCTCTCCTCACCTCCCACCTCGTGAAGCCCTTCGACGGCGTACTGCCATACCTTGGCGTCGTAGGTCGGAACCGTCGGGAACGGCGGCTGCATACGAAGCGGAGCAGGTTTTGCAAACTCGAGAGGGTACGTGATGGGAGTAGCTCTCCCCAATTCACCAGCCTTCATGTTGCGTGCAACGCAGACGGACACGAACTCCGTTTTCTTCCATGCCAACTGCAGGGATCTCGTGAGAACCCCGGTAGACGTCGCTACGTAGGCGACGTCAGGAGCTGGTATCTTCATCGCTGCCTTCATGATGGCGGCCGTGACAAGAGGGTGCTTGAGACCGAGTGGCACGAACGCCGCTCCGTTCTCCTCGGCCCATTTTTTGGCTGCAGCATTGAGAACCGGCATCGCTGCTATCCTCTTGAACATGGGGACAGCTCCGCGTTCGATCGTGCATGCCTGATGCAGGGAGATTCGTTTCGAAGCCGGCATGAACAGGACGACCTTCTTGCCGTAGAGCTTAGCAGCCTCAAGGATGGAGACGCCGGCGAGGCCGACTCTCGGTTGTACATAGACGACTGTGTCGGATTCCATCCTCTCCATGAAGAGAGCGCCGCCTCTCTGTTTCGTTCCAGCTGCCAGCATGTCGTCTCGAACCACGTGGATCCCGTCATGGACGGCAACAACCGGGTCAGGATACGGGTCCTTCCAGTCGCCGGCCAGGTCAAGGAGTCGCTGCACGGCGTCGTCATAGAATTCTGTCGGGGCTATGTCTTTGTTCCAGCCGTCTACGACGTGCTTCGCGTGGTCCATAGTGCTCATGGTTTAGAGATCTTTCCCCATCATGGAGTTCCTGATTGCAGCGAGGTCCTGTTCGAACTCTTCGACCTTCATCCTGTACTGATCTGGGTGCAGCTTTGCCCTGGAGATGACGTAGTCGTCCGAGGGATGCACGGAGATCTCGTTGAAGCTCTTCACCAACCCTAAGTCCAGCATGGCTTTCTGTCGGCCGTACGGGTGGTCCTTGATCCTGCAGGACGAGAACACCTTGTCCCTGTCCACGTGGTCGTAGTCGGCACCAGGCCTGACGTAGTTCTCGACCCACCTGATGAAGTCACAGGCGACGTCCTCCAGGTTGTATGGAACTCCTCCGGTATCCGATGCGGCCTTGGCCATGACCTCGTCCAGGAACTCCGTATTCCGCCTGCCGTTGGAACTGGCCGGCTTCGCCAGATAGTTGATGCACTCCACGGCGTTGGAGCCGTAGTAGAAAGGCGACGTGCGGTCGACGAATTGAGGAAACCAGTCAGCTATGTCGGCGACGACGGCTGCGTACTGGAACTTGTATTGACGAAGACCGTTGGCGACGTTCCAGTTCAGCATGAAGTCTCCGACCTCACGGAGGGTCCTCTTCCTGCCGTAACTGGAGAAGAGGTAGGCCTCCAGTTCCTTAGCGAGACGGGGGGCATACTCACAGAGGAAGTAGTCACCGCCTCTCTTGTACCCCTCCTTCGGCTTCGGGAAGGCTGGAAACTGATAGCCCACGGAAGTGTAAATCGGTGGCGACTTCGCCCAGTCCTGATGCTTGAAGATGATGTCCGCCATGTCACCGATGGACCTGGCTTCAGCCAGTTTTGGAAGGATCGTGTTGTTGTAGCCGCTCGGCTTCCTGGCGTAGTTGATGCCTGAACCGGTCACTCGATGCACGATAAAGACGTAGAGCCATGCGGCGACTGTGAAGTCACGTCTTTTTCCTGACCAAGACCTGGTGATCTCCATGCGCTGGGGTGACGCCTTGTCGGCTTCTATCTGGAACCAATACGGGTGCTGTTTGCTGTACCCGTAGAAGACGTCGTTTATGATCTGGGAGAAACCTGCGTACTTACGTTCAACCACGTCGTAGAGGTGGACGTGCTCCATGAGTGGGTCGTCCACGCCCGATTCATGATGCGGAGTGAGGCCGAGGTTGCAGAGTTCCTGTTGCTTCTTCGCCATCTCATGGTAGCGCAGGAACTCATCGTAGTACTTGGTTGTCTGAATTTTCACTTTAGTTCACCGAGAGCTCCGATGACTTCCGCGAGCTTCAAGTCGACGATGTAGGTATCGGCGTCCCATTTAGCTCGTTGCCTGCGTTCCTTTTCAGCCAGGAGGAGCGCCCCGGAACGGGTCAGGTCTCGCAGACTTCCCTTAGGTTTCCACCACTCCGGTGACCACGGCCAACCCATCGGGGTTCCGTCGGCTTGCATGGGAGGAAGGATCCCTGCCCCCGAATGAAAGTAGAGGACGCCTGCGGTGAAGAGTTCACCGTTTACGTACTCGTCGTCGCGTTCTGCCGTCCACCCTTCCTCGTGGATCTGGCGGTGTCTTTCTTCACAGATGTGGATATATCCGTATCGCATAGGTACTCCTTCAGTCCCTCGAGCATCCTGGACTCGTGGGTTGGATCGTTGAACTGCCTGTTCCTCGCCGAGGGATGCGAGATCCTGTGGTGAGGTATGCCGAGTCGCCTCAAGGTATCCGAGACGAATGAACCAAGGGCGACTATCTTAGTCTTCCCTTCAGCCTGCCTCAGCACGAACTCCTGGTCCACCATGGCGAACTTCGGTGAATCGATGGGATGCTGGATGACGTTGTGGAACTCGTACTTGACGAGTCCCACCTTCTCAGCCCACTCGGCCAGTCGAACCAGGCTCTTGCAGAGACCGCCCTTCTTCAACCAAGACGGTGCCATCCCGAAGACTACGGTGTCCGTCATCCTACGTGCTCCTCATGCCAAGAGAGGGAAGACCCGTTCTCCATCAGGGCATGGACTATGAGATGGATGTCGTTCGGCGTAAGCCGTTGCTTCCACTCGTACATGGCGTTCCAGTACCCCTCATTCCACTTCTTGTGGGAAGATTTGAGCAGGGATGAGTATGGGTTCTCCTTGAGATCACCGGTGGAGACGAGGAGAACGAAGGCGTCATGTCCTTCCTTGTATGCCTGGGAGCTCATTTCAGCGTGGGGTTTTCAGTTTCAGCCGAAAGACGGTCGACTTCTTCTGAAGTAAGCTCCTCGACTTCTCCGATGCGGAGCTCGCCATCTTTCCAGACGTGCAAAGTCGCTTCTTCGTAGGGCTTGAGTACCGTACGATTGGCGCCTTCGACGTAGACGGTTTTAGGACCCTTATTGATGATCAAAACTTGGGTAGTCATGTGTTGTCCTCGATGAGTTCGCTGTCCCAATCCACACCTGCCTCGGTGAAGATGTCTTGAGCCAGGTTGCAGGACTCAGCCCAGCGCTGGTAGTCCATTTCCCTGTACCGCATGACGACCTTTTTCACCCCGGCCTGGACGCAGGCCTTGGCGCACTCGGAACAGACGTGTAGCCCGTGGATATACATCGTGGAACCCAGGAGTGACACCCCCTTGCGGCCAGCATTGTAGATGCAGTTGGCCTCGGCGTGTACGATCAGCCTGAGCTTGAGGTTCCTGTCCCCGAGCCTTTCCTGGGTATCAGCCAGGCCCCTGGGGAACCCATTCCAGCCCTTGGAGAGCTCGTCGTTATCCCTGACGGCTATGGCTCCGACCTGGGTAGACGGGTCTTTGCTCCATCCGGAGTAGAACTTGGCGGCATCCAGCCAGCGCTGGTCCCAGTTCGTCATCGATCAGCCCAGGGAGAATGGGGGTACAGGAGGTTATATTCAGCCTTGGAGATCGTTGTTTCTCCAGTCTTTGAGAAGTGATCCACCAGGTAGAAGTGGCGTTCGTAGACGTGGAGGCTTCCGACCTGCCAATGGATACCGCCGGCGGGAAGGTTGAGGTGTTCGGCGACCCATTTCAACATGAAGTCCTGCCAGTGACGATCGTTCTTATATCCGAAGACAGAATCGTTCGACCTCATCTGCACCACTGCCCAGACCTTTCCGTTTCGGACTAGGTACTGCACGGCGTTGGTGCACATGAAGTCCGACATCCCATCGCGATCGTAGTCGAACCACATCCTTGGACGAGTGTAGATCATCACGGCTCGACGAGAGAACGGGTGCTTCTTAAGCTCGGTGACGACCTTCTCTGCCTGGGTGAAGTTACCGTCGGAGAAGACGCACCACCCGTAGTTCGAGTTGATCTCACCAGACGGGGTCGCGACTTTCTTCCATATCTCCGGAACCTTTCCAGGGATGTCGTTGACGTTCAGGGATTGGGAGAGGTACCATTGGATCTCCCTCTCTGCGTAGTCGTGGTTGACCTCACCGAAGATGGTTGGCTTATCGGCGAAGAACGAGGCGCCGATGAATTCAACCATCTTCACTCCGGTCTTGTCGATGACGAACTCCTCGAAGCTCAGAGCATCCGACATGTACGACCTGACGTCGGATACAGAAAAGTCTTTCATTGGTTCAACCTCTCCCATTTTCTAGTGACGTAGAACCATATCAGAGATGAAACGAAGTAGATGACGGAGCCGGCGACGTAGAGAACGGCGAGCTCGGAGTTCGAGAGCTGTGGAATCATCCTTTCTTCCTGTTCAGAAAGTCACGATCGATGTCCTGTCCAGGGATCTTGCCCCTGAGGTAGGAGACACCGAAACTGGCGTAGTTGATCAAATCCTTGAAGGAGTCCTCGAGGCTTTCGAAGTTCGGCTGGTAGTCCGGATCGTTCGCCATGGCTTCACTCACGGAGTACAGGCGAAGGAGTTTCCCCTTCATGATGTCCAGGATCGTGTCGATTCCGTGGGTGTAGTAGTCAGCCTGTTTGACCCTGGAGCTTGGGTTCTGGTAGTCGTTGCTCTTCCTGATCTGGACGTCGATGCATTCCTCCAAGACCTTCACGCTCTCACGGGGGTTGGTGAGAGCCGTCTTCGTGTCTTTCACTGGCATGAACTTTTACCTTTTCTTCTTGGGGTTCTTTTTGGTATAGGCAAGACCGTCTCGAACGGCCTTGAGGTCGTTGTAGACGTACTCGTCACCAGTCTTGAAGTTATCGAACCTCGATGGACCTATGTATGAGTGGAAGGAAGGGGCGTCGCAGATGAGGCGTGGCCGAACGACGGCTATGGAATCGTCTTCCTCTACTTCAGCCGAGAAGAGAAAGTCGACCCATTCCTCTGCGTGGTCCAGGAACGTCTCGAAGTTCTTCTTCTGGAAGTTCAGCATCCCGTAGTTCCTTTTCCAGCGCTTGCACTCCATAGTGAGGCCGGTATCGGAAAGGCAGTCGAACGCCCACGTGGACTTGTCCTTGGACTCGTAGTCCATGGGGTTCATCATCCATCCTGGATATTGGGCGACGGCGAATTCCACCGCCGTGAGGTTTACCGACTTCTTGACCTCATCGAGGGTTCTGTTATGTCGAGTCCAAGAACGGGCGTAGATAGAAGCCGCCATCCGATCTCGGTGGTCTTCCATCAGCTTCTTGTCGATGATGAAGGTCTCCTCCAGGATGGGCTTCATCAGCTTCAGACGGTCCTTACGGACCTCTAGCGGCAACGTCAAGTTTCCACCTCTCGTACATGGCTTTGCTGTCGATCCACTTGAGCTTCGTGTCGGCGGAGGATTCTTCCCGCCAGACCCACCAGGCGAAGGTGATCATCCCCCGGAGGGGGTCATCGAAATAGTCCTCGTCACAGGACATCCTTCCAGAGAAGACGTGTACCTCCGCCGGCGGCCTTTCCTTGAAGAGCTTCAGGCGCTGCTCACTCTCGGCGAGACTGAACCTGCAGAGGAATGCAGAAGTGTCGTACCCGTCTGAGATGGCTTTCTCGATGAAGGTTTGTGCCATCCCCTTTGCATAGGGAGGGTTCGTCACGAGCCCGTCTACGTCTGGGAGTTTTTGGGACTTAAGGAAGTCTACACCGAACTGAACCGGAAAAAGTGGGACTTTATATTCGAAGAGGTCCGAAGCTACGACTTCCCTTCCGGAATCTGCCAGCTCCCTGGCCATCCATCCCCGACCCGCAGCTGGCTCTATAACTCGTCGAGGGACGTAAGTCGAGTGTAGGAGGGCGTACGTTGCGAACGGCGGAGTGGGGTAGTAGTCGTTTTTCTTTCGACCGCCCTCACGTTTGGTACCACCTTGTGCCCTTGCGAAGTTGCCCATGATCTCCTTGCGCAGGTCTTCTTCCTGCAGTCGTCGTATTCGCCTCGGTCGAGGCCGCAGTAACAACCTCGGTCGTGGCTCACTCGACGATCTCGTATGTCTTATTGAAGACGTCTGGATCGCAGGGGTAGAGTTCTCCCCTGATGCCACGGATTATCCAGTGTCCGACTGGAACGTTGAGCCACTGGGACTCAAGAGGGTTGTAGACGACGACCCCTTCCGGATCGTTGGGAGGTCCGACTTCGTCGACGGCGTCAGCCCTGCTCCAGTTCCTCCCGCAAAACACGGTCAAGATCTCGTAGTCACCTCCCATCCACCTGATGGCTTCGATGACGACTGGCTTCGTTCGGAAGAACCCCATCACTTAGCCACCGTCTTGTAGGGGGTGCAATAGATCTCAGGAGCGACGGCCGTGTTCCTGCTTTGGTCATGGGCGATCCTGTGCGCCAACCACTCGCAGTCACCGTAGGACTGGATGCCTGGAACGGTGATGACGTTTGGGCTTGAGCTGCTGCCCCAGAGCCAGATGGCGAGGAGCCACGCTGTCATTGTTTCTTCTCCAGTGCTACTGCGACGAGCCCATGGTTTCCGGCATGGGTCGGAGCTTTCCAGCCTTCCGGCTTGATCAGATCTGGGAAACCGAAGGGGTTCGGGCGGCCTGGCTTGACCCCCAGAGCCTTACCCAGGTTGGCCCGGAGCACGGCGTTCCAGGCCTTGTACTGGTCGATGTGGAAGAGATCGGCCGTGCCGATGGCGACGACCTCGAGGTCTATCAGGGCGTCAACGACGCCTTCGGCATCACCTTCGTCGATGGCCTTATCAAGCTCATTGAGTTCTTCCCTGAGGAACTTCGATCTGAACTTCAAGAGCTCCAGTAGTTTCTCAGGGGGCAACCGATCAACCTGCTCGTGGAACGAGTAGTGCTGGTGCATCCCGTTGATGTCTCGAACCCAATCATGAGACATGTTGTTCGGCCCTCTTCATGAGTTTGTTGAGTTCGTAGTTCCTGCGGAACTTCTTCCTGGACCTATCTGCCGCCATCTTCAACTTGAGACGCGATGAACCCGCGAAGAAGGCCTTTCCGTCGAGGTGAGCCATCTCATGCTGGAAGACGCGAGCCGTCATATCCACGAAGACCCGAGTGAAGTTCTCACCGTTGTGGTCCTGGTAAGTGACCCTGATCTTCTTCGGTCTGGCGACCTTCATGTAGAACCCGGGGTACGAGAGGCATCCCTCATCCATGACGTCTACTTCTGTCTCATCACCGAGCACAGCTGAGATACGAGGATTGAAGACCGCCGTGATGGGATCGGAGTTCATGATGAACATCCGATGTGGCAGGCCAACTTGGCAGGCCGAGAGACCGATACCGCCCTTCTTCTGCATGACCCTCGTCATCCCCTCGACCATCTCCCTGATGGAGTCGGAGGTATGTTGGGAGAAGTCAAACGGCTTCGCCGGGGTGTAGAGGATGGGGTCGTCGTATGCTACCAGGTCCAAGGCCATCAGAATACCTTCCCGCCAGGCGCCATTCGGTTCTCGATGCTGTGATCTGCACGAACCATGTTGTAGTCATGCTTCTCGACGAAGGCTCCGCCTAGGTCGTAGCCTTCTCGGCCGGCTAGGTCAAAGATTCGAATGAGGGTATCGACCAACTCAACCTCGGCGCTTCGGCGATGCGGCAGGTGTTTGTCGTTGGACCCAGTGCGTTCCCCCTCCAACGCTTCGGAGAGTTCCGAGTGACAGAGGGCAACGAGTGTTCCGAAGTCCCTCGGCTTCGTATGCCATCCACGAGCGACGGCGACGCCGTAGCACTTGTCCTGGATGGACCTGAGGGCCTTTACTTCTTCAGGCGTGAGCTTGAAGTCCATGCGTGTGTTCTTCCTTCTCGACGAGAACGACGAAGCACGGCTTACCGCGTTTCTCCATCTGTTCCCTCATGTGTGTTGATCCTGTTGATTTTCCGTCCCAGAAAATAACGGCTGCATCGGCATAGTTCGCCATATCTATGTTCCTGAGAAAGGGGGCGTCGTGGGGATGGTTGACCCAGTCAGGCTTGAAGTCCTTGATGGGAACCCCCTTGGAGAATGCCCACTGCTCGCCGAGTTGGTCGGCGCCTCTGGCTTTTCCGGACACGACTTCCGTCACGTGCGGTTCCAGGAACGGCATGTGCTTCTGCATCGCATGCCATACCTTGGCCTGCCACCTAGCTTCCTCGAAGGGGTTCTTCGGAGGCCTCGACCCTGCGATGCAGAGCTTCATCTACGTCATCCCGATGTTGGAGAGGTACGTGTCGAGGAGGGCGTCTTTTTCCTGGCGCTCGGCGCTGGTAAGCTTGCGCAGGCGGACCACGGTCTTCAGCGTCGGGACGTCGTAACCACGACCCTTGGCCTCCTTGTAGACCTCACTGATGTCAGCGGTCAACCCAGCCTTCTCCTCTTCGAGGCGTTCAACGCGCTCGACGATGCTTCGGAGTTCTTCCTTGGCGTTTGTCTGTTCCAAGCTACTCATCGTTCTTCGTTTCCTTTTTCTTAAAGCCGAGGACAACTGAGTCCTTCAATTCCTTGTTGGGGTAGAGTTCACGTCCCAAGTTGGAAGCATCCCAGACGATCTTATCTGCCGTCACGTTGACGATCGACTCCATCTTCTGGTTAGGAAAATTTCTGCGAAAGTCCGTGATGGCGTCCAGGTGGTTCTTTGCATCCACGTTCCAGACTAGATAGTTTATGCGCGCCGGCTCGGACCCTACGAGCACGGAGTATACGATCCTGTACCTCATCTCGGGATGTAGAGACGATCGGCCTTGTGGCCTTCTACCTGGTCATATCCATACCCATCCATGAGGGCTTCTAGTTCCTTGATCTTCCAGGACTGTTCCAGTAGGACAACCGGTCGGTAGTTCATGACGGTTTCCTTAGCACCGACCATCGCCTCGTACTCGGCACCTTCGATGTCAAGTTGGATGAAATCACAGCCCTTGAGGCCAAGGGAATCTATCGTGGAAGTCGTCAGACGATCCAACTCGAAGCTCTTCATGATCTCTGTGGGCTCACGGGTCAGGTACATGCCTGTGTTCTGGGGACGGTCGCTGTATAGCGCTATCTCAGCACCGTCCCTGTTCCAGAGGACACCTTTATGCACATAGACGTTATCCGCCGAGAGGCGTTCTTTGTTCTCTACGAGGAGTTCCAGGAGAACCCTGTTTGCTTCGAACGTATGGACTTCCTGAAAGAAATCTGCAAGGGCGATGGGGTACATTCCGGCGTTGCCGCCCGCCTGGACACAGATGCCCTTACGGTTTACCCTGTCCAAGACCCTAGGCATGAAATCGTTGAAGTCGTTGGCGATATGATCGAAGCACTCCTTGTCCCACCTAGGCCACAGGTAGGTGGTGATGTTCCCCAGGAGGGATGCTGATCTAAACTCGAAGTCGCCGTCTTTCACTCAACCCTCCTTGAGAAGTAACCGTCCTTCTTGAAACGAACGACCTCGTTGAACTTATCGACGAGTTGATCACCACGATGCGAGATGATGAACGTGTTGGTGCCTTGCGTCACGTGCTTCAAGACCTTTATGAGTTCCTCGATGCCTCCGGAATCAAGACTGGAGTCAAGGATCTCATCCATGACGAGGAGGTTACAAGACGCCGAGTTCCTTATCTTGGCGATGTCTCTCCACGTGAACAGAAGGGCCAAGTCGATGCGGAGCTTCTCGCCCTCTGAGAACGAGGCGTAGGAGAAGACGTCACGAAATCGGCTCTTGATGCTCTCGTTGAACTCCTCGTCTAGTTCGAACTGGACGAAGAAGTCCATGTCGGTGAGGTACCGGTTGACGAGTCGGTTTATGAGAGGAACGTACTGCCTAACGATGTGGGTCTTGATGCCGCCATCTTTCAGGAGGACTGAGGCGGAGTCCATGACCTTGCGTTTCTCAACGAGGCCAGAAACCTCCTCCTTCAGGAGGTTCGTTTTAATTTCCTGTCCCTTCATTCGATCCGCAAGGATCGTCTCCTCGTCTATGGATGGGTCTGGTTTCTGGAGAGCTGAGATGGCCTTGGAGGTCTCCTCTGCCTTGACCATTGCGATATATTTCTTCTGGACCCAGGAATTCGCCTCATTGCTGAGGGACTGGATGGAGTCGATCCTGTCGTCGCATTCCTTGATGATCAACTTCATCTCAGCTATACCGACGGTTACCTCCTCGTAGGTCGGGAGGAGTTCCCTCATCCGATCGACGGCATGGCTCGGGTCGATCCCTTGTCTACAGGTCGGGCAGACCTCCCCGCTCTCTAGGAAATGGCTCTCTGAACTGAGGTCCCTCTCTCTGTGCTCGAGCCCGGCCAACTCCTTGATGGCCGCGTCCCTTCTGGATAAGACGTCCTCGGAATCTGAGATGGCTTCTCGGAGTTCCTTCTCCTTGGTGAGTGACGTCTCGTACTCATCCTTGAGGGCCTTCAGCTCACCCTTCAACCGAGCGACTTCGGCGGCGTTGTCAGATCTTGCCTTCTGGTTCTTCTCAAGGACCCTGTTATAGTCAGAGGTAGAGGCCTCTAGGAAAGACACGGAGTTGTCGAGATCCTTCTTCTTGGAGAGGAGTTCTGTCTTGTTGTCGTCCATCCTCGACTTCAGGACCTTCGCCATCGAGGAGAACACACGGATGTCGAGCAGGTCCTCGACGAACTCTCGACGGTGCCCGGCAGGTAGCTGCATGAACGGGACGAAGGAGGCGGAACCGAGGGTGACGACCTGGCAGAAGGAGCGGTGGTCCATCCTGAGGACGTCTCTCTCCAGGATCTCTTGGTAGTCCTTCACGGACGCGTCCTGAGGTATGAGGACGCCGTCCCGATAGATCTCGAAGACACCTGGCTTGATGCCTCGACGCACCAGGTACTCGTGCCCTTCCTTATGGAACTCGATCTCCACCATCGCACCTTTCTGGTTGATGGAATTGACGAGCTGGTTCTTGGTAACGTTTCGGAACGGTTTGCCGTAGAGAGCGAAGGAGACCGCGTCTAGGAACGTGGACTTTCCACCTCCGTTCAACCCTACGATAAGGGTTGTCGGGTGGGTGTCGAGCCGAAGCTCGTTCCAATAGTTGCCCGTGGAGAGGAAGTTCATCCATCGAGCTGTCTTGATGAGGAGCATTTCTACCCTTGGGAGGCTTCTTCGTAGAGATCACGAACGAGACCGTACACGGCTTCTGACGGAGCACCGAGGTCCTGCTGGTCTATGTATCGGCGAACGAGCGAGAGCGTGTCTTCTGATTCCAATGCCTCCTCGTTCTCCTTCAGCTCCGTCTTCTCGAGCCCGTCGATCACCTGCACGTTCTCAGCTATATCCTCGGCGGCCTTGAGGAATTCGTCGAAAACACCTTCGTCGCCACGCTCTCGCACGACGACCTTGACAAAAGCCCCCTCGAGGTCCTTGAGGTCATAGTTTCCATACGAGCCGACGAAGTCTGCAGACAGACCGGTCCACTCGAGCTTGTGGTGGAGGCGGTAGGGGTTAGGGACGAACTCGATGGACCTCGTCTCCGTGTCGAAGACGTGGAATCCCTTCTGGTCGTCCCAGTCTGACCAAGTCATCTCGTATGGGCATCCTAGGTAGTTGATGTTCCCGTACGTGGACTTGTGGTGGTAGTGGCCGGAACACACCAGGGCGAACTTCTGGAAGTCGAGGGGGTCGTCGCCGTTCTCCTGAGGGAGGCCTCGGTACATCTCGAACCCCTTCAGCTCCAGGTGGCCGAAGAGCACCTGCGCCTTGGACCGCTCCATGAGCTCGTACGCCTTCTTGCGATTGGAGTCACATATCCACGGCATGAGGATCACGGTCTCGGCTCCGAACGTCGTCTCGTAGGGTTCGGTGACGATGTTGAAGTTGTAGTTCCCAGCCAGGAACAACTCGACGGAGTTCGGGTCGAGCCTGTCCTTGTGGTAGATGTCGTGGTTTCCGACGATGATCGTCAGGTTGATCTCCCTCTCCAGGATGGGGTCGAAGAACATCTTCTTAGCTCTGTCCAGGGACAGGTGGTTCGTGTACTTCCTCCTGTCGAAGGTGTCACCCAGGTCCACCACGTCGTGGATACCGTTGGCATCCAGGTACGGGAAGAAGACCTCCCTATAGAACTTCTCCTGGTGGTCTGCTATCTGGGGGCTGTCGCCTCGCGCACCGAAATGCTGGTCTGTGATCAGTGCGACCTTCATGAAGGAACTCCTTACGAGACGAGAAAATAGTTGATCGGCATACAACTTATCTGCAGCAGGGCCTACCCCCTGCGTCACATAACTAGCTATACATAGGAGAACATGCCTATCCACCCCGCCGTCACATGTATAGGGTACGGAATCAATCAAGGAAATGGTTGAGACCAGGAAAGGCCTTCTGGACAAGGAGGTCTCCATGGCATCGAAGGGGTTTACAGTGACACTTCACGTCCTTTCCCACCAACCCAGACACGTCGAGAGATGGGATAACTAGCAGGTCGTAGAGGGAGATCACCTCATTCCGTGTCATAGGTCTTCCGTCCAATACTCTACGGCCATAGAGCAGGAGCGAGTGTTCTTCCGTCATGGGGTCACCGATACGAAACGGGTTTCCATAAGGCGTTCCCCTGCCGACGTAGACGGCGTCTAACGGGCAGTCAGGATCCCTGACGTTCCAGACTCGGTTCATTTCAAAGAAATGATGCCAGGAATAAGGCGACAGGGATAGACAGGAAGATCCCACAGATGACGAGAGCCGCTTTCCATTCATTCGGTTCGTTCTTGTCGAGGTGCATGCGCTATCTCCGCAACTTCTGGTTGCGGTCATGCTGTTCCAGGTTCTCCCTGAGGTAGTCCTGGATGTTGAGGAGAGTGGCCCTGACGTTCTCTCGAACGTACTGAGGTTCCGACCTCCTGTGCATCTTGTTCACCATGTCCTCGAGCCACGGCGGTACTGCGTTCGCGTTCATGACGCCTTCTTCCTTCCGAACCGTCTTTTCTTCTCAGTGGGGATCACCGAGGGGGTTCCGTCGGTATCTATGAAGGCCTCCAGGCCGCCTTTCCTCTTCTGTTTCCTGTTCTCCATGCTCTCCTCGTACGTGCCGACGAAGCGCTGGGCGTTCTCGACGAACGACCTGATGGCGTTGCCGTCGTTGGACCTGGATACTCCCCCACCGCCGGAGTTCTCCTCGTATGCGGCATGTTCCACGAGGTCCCCGTTCGTCGAGGCCACCTCGAGGCTCTTGTACTTGATGTACTGCTGTTTCTTCTCCTTCTGGATACGGAGACGGAAGGCGTTGAAGGTGATCTGGGTGAAGTACGAGAACGGCTTGTTGCTCTTCTCCGGGTCGAACTTCTCAACGCCGTAGGCGATGCAGTTGTCGATGGCGTCGGCCACCATCTCGTCCCTATACGAGTACCCGATGAAATTTGGGCGGTGCGAGAACTTCTCTGCGATCTTCATGATGCAGGATCCGATGTAGGATGATACTCGAGGTTTTGGTTTCCCCGCGGCTTCTGCTTCCTTGCATTGCTTCCTGTAGTCGATGAGAGCCTGGTAGAACTCCGCGTTGTCCACGTAGTGGACGTCTCTTTTTCTGGATGCCATGGTGTCTCTTCCTAGTGGATCGTGCGCTTTCCGAGGAGCTGAGCTGATAGCTCCTCGATGGTTTCCTGCATGGCTTCAGCCAGCGGTTTGGCTTTGCCGTCGTTGTCCTGGTGTCCCAGGAAGTCCTCGTAGGCCTTGGCGATGTCGGCCCTGACCGGAACCCTGAAGACGACCTTGCTCTGGTCGACGACGATCACGGTGTCGTCTGACAGAGGCAACGCCGGCTCGAAATAGAAATACTTGGAGTCGTGCTCCTGGCTGTAGCCAGAGATGACGGAGAGCGGGTTACCGATGACGAAGGTGTCGTTAGCCATTACTATCCGATCGAGAGTGCCTATCAGGTCGGACCCGTCGGTCATGCGGAAAACGACGACCGGCTTTTTTTCTTCTTCTTTGGTCACGTTGGCTCTCCTATCTTTACGTCGTGGATTCGATACCTGAAGCCTTCCCTGGCGTACAAGGATAGCCTCTGGTTGAAATGACTGAGGGAGTGGTTCATCCCACCCTTCAGACCTGCGTCGTCGCCGACGTCTATGATCCTCGCCACGGTCTTCCCGTGGTGCTTCCTGATGGTCCGTCCTATGGACTGGAGGACTCGCACCCGGCTCTTGCCGACTCCGGCACCCAGGATTAAATTCCTTAGGTTCGGCATATCGATGCCTGTCGAGAACGTCCCGAAAGACGCTATCGCGATGGGTTCATCCCCCCTGGCGACGGATTCCCTGACCTTTTCCCTATCTTCAGCTTCGACCGCCCCATGTACCAAGAAGACCGGACGATCCGTGTGCTTCCTGATGTCCTCATAGAGCTTCTTACCGTGCTCTATCGTGTGGAAGAGGAGGAGGGTTGCCCCACCCAGGGATAGCGATAGCTGCCTGAGGAACTTGTTTCTGGTTTCATACTGTGAGAAGAACTTCATCTCCTCGGCGTATGTCTTCTTCGGTTTGTCCTTCTGTTTCGTGAAGTACTTCCTCACCGAGTCTGAGTAGGTAAGCCTTACGGCGTCGATCGTGAACTCCGAGATCCTTCCGGATTCAACGAGGTCCATCGTCTTCGCTACCGTGAAGACAGGTCCGAAAAGACCCTCCACGAGGAGCTGCCCAGTTTCCGTACCGTCCAGGCTTCCGGTGAGGCCGAAACGGAGATCGCAGTGAGGGAGGTTCCCCATGACCTTGACTAACGACTTGGCCTTGAACAGATGCGCCTCGTCGCCGATCACAGCGGCGATCCTTGTGTACCAACTCTCGTCCATCTTGTACACAGATTGCCACGTTGCGATCGTAATTTTGTCGACCGAATCCTTGCTCTGACCAGCGCGTATCTCGTGGATCCCATCAGAGTATCCATACGATCTGATGTCCTTCGCCATCTGACTGACGAGGGAGACCGTTGGGACGACTATCAGGGTGTTGGCGTCATAGTGTCTGGCGATCATGTAGGCTATGAGGCTCTTGCCTGAAGCCGTAGGAGAAACGAGGAGACTTCTCTGTTCCTCAACGGCGTGTGAGACGGCCTCTACCTGGAAGTCATCAGGCTTGAACGGAAGGTTTAGTTTCTCCGCGAAGGCCCTGGCATCAGCTACCGTGAATGTTTCGTCTGGTTTCGGAACCAGACTGTGGTACTCATATCCAGATTCAAGACAGAAGTCCTCCACACGTTTCATCAGGCCCTTGTAGATCCTACCGTCACTCTGGAGGTACCGTATCTTGCCGTCCCAGAACCCCTGCTTGAACAGAGGAGAAAACTTGTAACCTGGGGCATAGACGGTGAAGGTGTCCTGTATCTCTCGGAAGACATGGGGTGGCGCCTCGACGAAGACGAAGTTGGCGTCTGAAGGGTGGACGACGACCCGGTCCGTCATGAACCGGCCATGAATCGTTGCCAGTCGATGGCGTTCTTTATCTGGTACCCACGCTTCGATACCGAGTCCAGGATCTTCTCGAGCATCAGGACCTTCTCCTTCTGGTACTCGATCTTGAGGCGGATCTCCTCCACTTTCGGGTCCGCCTCGGCGTGGTCACGGACGTCTGCCCTCAGTACGGTCTTGGGGTAGGGGTTCCTACCGATAGCTCTCAGCTGTTCCGGTGTCAACACTCCTGAGTAGTAGTCATGCATGATCTGGTAGACTTCACGGAAGTCCTTCTCGTGTTTCCGGAGCAGCAGCCTTGCGTTGGTGTGTTCCCTCAGGTACTTGGCATGGAGCTGGGGGATCCTTAGGCTCTCAGATGAGAGCTCGGTTGGGTTCAGGATGGAATCCTTCTCCCACTCCGCCTGGAGTTCCTCAACGTTCATCGTATAACAGCCTCAGAGCTTCGTGTATCTATACGAGCGGTACCGGAAACGTGCCGTGCACGTCATGTACAGGACATCAGTCTGCGTGGTGCTGAACTGGAGACCCCCGAGTCCCGAGGGGATGACGTCGTAGAAATCCATCTTTAGGTTCGGAACCCCGGAGTTGTTCATGATGACGAGGGAGGCGTCACTCATCTCCGTGTTGGCTTCACCAGGTTTTGCCCTGAGCAACTGTGAGATAGCTACGTCGTCTTCCGGCCTACCGAGGGCGGTGATCCAGTCGAAGATCTCCCGCCATGACTGCATGTCCTCGTCGACCTTGAACGACATCTGCAGCGGTTCCCACGTCATGTGGTCACCTGCAGTGATGAGGGTGGAGAAGGGATTCTTTATCTGGTTGGTGTCACCCAGGTTGAAGCCTGGAAGGTTGCAGCTCTGCACGAACCAGTCGAAGTTCGGGAGCTTGCGGAGGGTGAAACGAAACCCTAGAGGCGACAGGAAGTTTGGGTTCGTAGGCTGACGCTCTGATAGGCTCAAGGTTTCACCCGTTCATGACGCATGAAAATAGTTGTGTTCACTCAGGAACGCCTTATTTATCGTGACGATCGTGATGAGATCGTCCGAAGAGGCGACTGATGCAGCAAGTACAGCATATCTACACCCTTCCGACAAAGGGACAAGGGAAAACCGTCATAGAACGGGTTCGTCGGGAACTCGTTCTCAGGGTCAGGGAGGGTGGTGTCCTCTCCCCTGAGGAAATCGATTGGCTCGACTGGGCTGATCTCACCGTTAACCAGAACTCCTGAAAGGAAATATCGTGAAGACCCAAAAAACAAGGACTACCCGTATCGTGAAGGCCCTCGAGTCCGGCAAGGGGATCACCTGCGCCCAGGCTGTCTCCCGGTTCAACATGACGCCGGCTGTTTTCTATGCGACCATCCATAGCTTCAAGAAGAACAAGAAG